AGAAAAGAAGCGTCATTTGTAGCACAAACAGGCCGTGATAAGGGAAAAGAATTTCTTATCACGGAAATGAGTGCTACCCAAGCAGAAAATTGGGCTATCAAAGCTGTTCTTGCCATAGGTAATGCTGGCATAGAAATACCTGATACTTTAGTTTCTCAAGGCATGGCGGGATTAGTTGCAGTAGGTTATATGAATCTGCTTAAAATCCCATTTGATGCGGCTAAGCCACTTTTAGATGAAATGATGGGTTGTGTGCAATTTATCCCAAGTCCAAATGTTAAAAGATTTTTAATAGAAGATGATATTGAAGAAGTATCAACTAGACTTGCTTTACGTAAAGCAATTTGGAATCTTCATATGGATTTTTTTTTAGGCGAAAAAGAATCGACTTCGGAGTCCAAAGCACAACCCAATCATCAAAACGACTCATTGAGTATCAAGCCACTTCGCAAACGATAGCAACTGTAATATCGTCAAAAATGGCTACATTACATGAATTAGATACCGTTTACGGTGTTGAAGATTTATGGATACTTATTGAAATTAGTGCTGTAGACAGGCATAATGCCTCTTTAATGAGTTCTAAATAATGGCTACTGTAATAGATTCGCTGCTTATAGAACTGGGGCTTGATGCCTCTGGTTTTGATAAATCGCAAAAGAAAGCGGTTGATTCTCTTAAAAAAATGGAGGATCAAGCTAATAAGTCTTCCAAACAAAACCAAAAAGGCGCAAAAGAAACTGCAGAAAGTTTCGACAAAGTTACTGAATCGGTAATGAAACTTGGAGTAGCTGCTTTTGGTGTTGCTGGACTTAAAAGCTTAATTACTTCCGTAACTCAAACTAATACCCAACTTAATCGCCAGTCTAATATGCTTGGCATCAACGTTAATAGTTTAGCGGCATGGGGTCAAGCGGTAAAAGCAATGGGCGGTAATGCAGAAGATTTTGCCGCTTCTATGCAAAACATGGAAGGCGGGCTAACTGCTTTTAGTCTTGGGCTTGGTGGTGAGGAAGTATTTACAGGGTTAACTCGTTTAGGAGTTGGACTTAAAAATGGCAAAGTTGATTTATTAGAACTTTCTAAAGCTCTTATTAAAGTTAAAGAAGAAAAAGGCATACAAGCTGCTTTAGCTTTATCAGCTCCTTTAATGGGGGCTGATACCTTTTATTTGCTTACTCAAAGCGTAGATAAAACAAAAGAGCTTGTAGAGCAACAAGCAAAACTTAATAGAATTACCCAAGAAGGCGCACAACAATCTGCTGCTTTTACGGAAAAAACTGTTGCTTTAGAAACATCAATGATGGGATTAAAAAATTCCATCATGGGTCAAATGTACCCTGCTTTAAATGAATTAGCAGACATAGCTATTTCTGCAATGGAAGGCTTTAAAGGTCTTGACACTTCCCTGGGTGGAGCAACATCTAAAGTAGCTGCATTTGAAGCCGTAGCGATCCCTTTAATAGCTATAGCAGCTGGTCTTGGTTTAATTCCTTTAGGCGCAGGATTGGGTGTAGCTGCTTTGACTGGAGCTATTGGTGTTGCTGGTTATGGCGCTTACAATTATTTAACTGGTAAAAGCGGTACACCCGCTCCAGGTATGTCCGGAGGTTCTTTAACCCAAAGATTACATAACCCCGGGGGATTAAAATTTGCAAATCAACCAGGAGCTACTTTAGGCGAAGGAGGTTTTGCTAAATTTGAAACCGAAGAAGCTGGAATAGCCGCCCAAAATGCTTTACTAAATAGAAAAGCAAGCCAGGGTATGAACACCCTTAGAAAGCTAATTTACGGATCCAATGGTCATTTGGGATGGCTTGGTAGTCCAAGTGGACAAGACTATAAAGACGCTCCTTCTTATCTTGCAGATATGGTAAAAAGAACTGGAATGAATCCTGACCAAGTTATTAGTAATTGGGATTTAGTCCGTAGAGCACAAGCAGGACATGAAGCCGGTACAGCTAATACAACTAGTGTAAGCACCCAAATCAACACTTTGAACGTACATACTCAAGCAACAAATCCAGACGGCATTGCAAAAGATATGAACGCTGCAATCCAACAAAGAGCAGTAATTGATTATGGCATTGTAGGAAATCAATAATGAGTTTAATTCCATACCCTAATGTTCCTCCTTTACCAGGAGTTCCAGCCATTAACAGAAATTCTGCAGGTTATGTAGGCGCAGCTTTAAATATTGCGGCCCAACTTTTACCTAATAATTTATTTGGCACCAAATGGGCTATTACTGATGCTAGTGGAAATCTTGCTTTAGTTCCTGATTCTTTTGTTAATTTCGAATATAAAAACGAAAGAAAAATTCCAAACTACCCAGTAGAAGGCGGAAGCTTTTCTAATTATAATAAAGTAGCAATGCCTTTTGATTGTAGATGCGTAGTTACTTGTAGTGGTAATGGTTCTATGTCAAAGCAAGGTTTTTTAGCTGCTATACAAAATTATTTAGATTCTTTAATTTTATTGACTATTTCTACACCGGATGCAAGTTATCCTAATTTGAATTTAGTTCATGTAGATTATAGAAGAGAAGCAAGACAAGGCGCTACTCTTTTATTAGTCCAATTATGGTTTCAAGAAATACGAATAGCCCAGAAATCAACTGCCCCAAATACAGCAGAACCCTCTGGATCCGTTACAGTAGATATAGGCCAAGTATCCCCAGTTCCGCCATCTGCTGCACAAAATAAAAATATTTTGGGCCAAAAAGATGCAATAAACTTTGGCGTAAAAAACCCTAATTCTTGGGATTGATATGCAAATAATACCTTTAACTCCTGTTGCATCTCAAAACTTTACTATTCAACTTAGTAATCAAAATTGCAAAATCAATTTAAATCAAAAAAGTACTGGTTTATTTTTTGATTTGTTTATCGACGGAAATCCTATAGTTCAATCTATGCTTTGTTTAAATAGAGTAGGGTTAGTAGCAGAAGCTTATCTTGGCTTTACTGGGCAATTAGTTTTTATAGATACCCAAGGTACTGATAATCCTAGTTATCAAAGTCTTGGATCCAGATTTCTTTTGACTTATTGGACTTTAATATGACCTTTGCAGTTCGTCAAATAAATCTTCAATTTTCTCAAGATAATGAAAAACCAGTTAATTTGACAGGTTTAAAATGCCAAGCAGTTATTTTAAACCCTAGTGTTTTGGCAAAACTCCAACTTAGAGTGTGGGGTATGACATTAGACCAAATGAATAGTTATTCTAATGTTGGTTCTAATGCCACAAATTTAACTAATAGAACTGTAACAGTTTCTGCTGGCATACAAGGACAAGTACTAGCCCAAATATTTTCTGGGAATATTATTTCCAGCTATATAGATTTTTCAAGCGTTCCTGATGTTTGTTTTGTTGTGGAAGCTTCTACTGGGGCAGAGTTTTTAGCAAGAGGAGCAGCTTCAACAAGTTACCCGGGATCAGTTAATGCAGAAGACGTTATCCGCTCTTTAGCCTCATCTATTGACTATGGCTTTACTAATGGGGAAGGCGATAATGCCGCTCACGCTATTATTCAAAACCAACAACTAAATGGTTCAGTAATCCAGCAAATGCAAACTATAGCTAGAGCTTCTGCTATTCCAATGGTAATAGAAAACAATACTGTTTCAATATGGGCAAATGATGGATTTAGAGATGGTGTATCGATTACTTTAAACGAAGGTAATGGCATGGTGGGTTATCCTACTTATTGGGCGGCAGGATTTGCAGTTAAGTCAGAATACAATCCTATGATCAGTATTGGAAGGCAAATAACTATTTCTTCTATTATTCCAAAAGCTAACGGTACATTTGCAATTCAATATGTAACTCATGAATTAAGCACTTTTATACCCGATGGTCCTTGGTTTACAACAGCAAGATTATCTCCGCCTCCCTATGTCCCAAACAACTAATTCATACCCAAGTAATTACACCCCCCAAAGTGCTGCTACTGAAATAGGACGATTACAACTTATTATTCAATCGGCTTTAGCTGGGTTAAGAACAGCTATGCCAGTTCAAGTTATAGCTGTTAGTAACTCTGGGGGATTAGCTCCTATTGGAACTGTAACCGTTCAGCCTATGATTAGTGCAATGGACGGATCCAAAAATCTATGGAAACATGCTCCTGTTTATAACGTTCCTTACATGAGGATACAAGGTGGCGCTAACGGAATTATTCTTGATCCTGTGGTTGGCGATATTGGTATTGCTACTGTATGTGATAGAGACATTTCGGCAGTAAAAAATACTAGTAAAGTTTCTGCCCCAGCTTCTCTTAGAAAAAATGATTTATCTGATATGGTTTATTTAATGACCATTATTGGCCAAGCACCAACTCAGTACATTCAATTTAATAGTGCAGGATTAACCATACATTCTCCTACAAAGGTTATAATTAACTCGCCAAGCGTGGAAATAGATGCTTCTAGTTCTTGCACTATAAATTCACCATCTATAGTATTAAATGGTGCAGTAAGTCAAGGTGCTGGTTCTTATGCAGGTAATGCTACATTTGGCGGTTCAATGACTGTTACGGGGGACGTTACAGCCAATGGAACAAGTGTTCATACTCATAAACATGGCGGCGTACAAACAGGCAGTGGACAAACAGGAACTCCAGTATGACCATTATTCAAACCTCATTATTACTAGATCAATCTGCTTGGGATTTAGTTCTTGATATCAATGGCAATATTGCTTTAGCCAGTACCCCTTATTCTATAGCTCAAGATGTTGCTTCAGCAACTAGAACTTTTTTAGGGGAATGTTGGTACGATACTTCTTTAGGATTACCATATTGGCAAGATATTCTTGGAGAAATGCCTCCTTTATCTTTTATTAAACAACAAGTGGTAGAACAAGCTTTTACTATTCCTAATGTGACTTCGGCTAATGCTACTTTTCAATCTTTTGAAAATAGACAACTTTCGGGGCAAATTCAAGTAATAGATACAGACGGAGCAATAAACAATGTGGCTTTCGGTGGATAAAATATGACAACCAATGTTCCAGCAATCACTTGGGTTAACGGTAGCCCAGTTCTTCCCGCTGAATTAGATATTTTAAGCGGAGTTCAAGAAGATATCAATACCGCTTTTGGTGGGGGAGTTAATCCTTCTTTACAAACCCCTCAAGGGCAATTAGCGCAGTCAGAAACTGCTTTAATAGGCCAAAAAAATAATGAAATTGCTTATATAGCTAACCAAGTAAATCCTGCTTTTGCTTCTGGAATTTGGCAAGATGCTATTGGTTATATTTATTTTATAACCCGTATTCCTGGAGCTGGTACGGTGGTTCAAGCAACTTGTACCGGCGCAGTGGGTACTGTTATTCCAGCAGGCGCAGTAGCTCAAGACACTAGTGGTTACCTTTACTCCTCGGTATCCTCAGCAACTATTCCTGCTAGTGGATTTGTAACAATAGAATTTCAAAACGAAACACAAGGACCTATTGCTTGTAATATTGGCGCATTAAGTAATATTTACACAGCAATTGCTGGTTGGGATACCATAACCAATACTACTGCAGGAGCACTTGGTAATTATGTAGAATCAAGAGCTGCTTTTGAA